GCGACCTAAAGACGATGTAAAAACAGGAAGAAAATTCAAAGAACAAGAAGAAGAAGAACCTAAAGAACTAGATTTTTCTTATTGACTTTTGTTTTGTTCGTGTGTTACACTATATATATATATATAATATAACAATTATAAATATAAAGAGGTATAAAGAATAATGAACAATAATATTATAAACTTTAAAGAGTCTGTACAAAGACTAAAAGAAAAGAAGAAGAAGAATACATATTTTGTAGATGTTCTAGATGTAGAAAGACATGTAATAGTTGTAAAGGCTTTATCGAAAGAAGAAGCTGAAGACATAGCAAGACTTGAATACAAACAGCAACTTATTAAATATGATGAACCAGAGAGAGAATACATAGAGTTTGTGGTGCAGAAATTATGAAAGACTACATACACTACGGCATTAAGTTGAATCTTAAAAATGTCAAAGGTGCTAGAGATTATCTACGTCAGTTTAAGGATATGACTTTAGTTATAAGAGTTGATAATGAAAAAGATTATAAGCTATTGACTAAGGGCATATTCAAAATGCATGGCATGAAACGAATTAAATTAATAAATGGATTAGAAAATCCTAGAACATATCATTTCGAGAGGTAAAATAAATGGCTACGATAAAGATAGAACAAGGGAATTGTTTAGAAGTCTTGAAAAAACTTCCAGAACAATCAGTTAATACCTGTGTTACATCTCCTCCTTATTGGGGATTAAGAAACTATAACAATGAAGGTGAACAATTAGGTATGGAAGATACACCAGAAGAGTTTGTAGAAAACTTGGTTAATGTATTTAGAGAAGTAAGACGAGTGTTACGAGATGATGGTACTGTTTGGCTTAACTTAGGAGACTCGTATTCAAGTGGTGGTAGAACAACAACAACCAATCAAACATTGCGTGGCGATAAAGATTATGGTGCGACCAGACCAAAGCCAAGCAAAAACATTAAACCAAAAGACTTGATAGGTATTCCCTGGCGTGTTGCCTTTGCTTTACAGGCTGATGGTTGGTATCTACGTCAAGATATTATATGGCACAAACCAAACCCAATGCCTGAGAGTGTCAAGGATCGTTGCACTAAAGCACACGAATACATCTTTTTGTTAAGCAAGAACAGTAATTACTACTACGACAACGAGGCTATAAAAGAACCTGCGAAAGATTGGGGAACAAGAGATAGGTCTAAGGGAAAATACCATAACAAAGGAACAGGACTGACACCGCATACAGGATTAGAGAAATCTTATCCAACAAAAAACAAGAGATCTGTTTGGACAGTCACAACCAAACCATTTAAAGGCGCACACTTTGCAGTTTTTCCAATGGACTTGATTGAGCCATGTGTGTTAGCAGGTTGTCCAGAGAACGGAACTGTTCTCGATCCGTTTGGTGGAGCTGGTACGACAGGTTTGGTAGCAAAACAAAACAAAAGAAATGCAGTATTGATAGAATTAAATACTAAGTATATTGATATTGCTGAAGATAGAATTACAAATACATTTATGCAGAGTGGTATGGATTTTTAACAAATAGTTCTTGACAGATTTTAAATCTGTCCTTATTATATAGAGTAAGGAAATAAAAAAGATAAAAATAACTAGAATCGTGCTGTTAGTCGTAATCTTTTTGCGCAAAAGACACACCTGTTTCTATGGCAGATGAGTGAGTGGAGACATTCATGGTTCGTAAACTCTCCACACCATATATCTTTTTGTATCCCCTTTAAAATAATAAAAGAAATTTCTTGACTTTAAGATTAATGAGAGTATAATCCAGATATGGTTAAGAATTAATAATAATAAACGGAGACTAATTATGGCTGTATTAAAAGGACCTAACGGAGAAGGACACGAACTTCGTTGGGTTAGTGCAAGTGTACCTAACGCAACTTTTGAACCAGTAACTTATCAAGCTACTGTAATAGTTGATCAAGAGACTGCTGATAGGTTTGAAAGCAAAGGGTTTAAAATCAAAGAAATTGATGAACAACCTGCTTTGTTTTTCAGGAAGTATTACAATCGACCTGACGGATCAACCAATCCTCCTGTTCGTGTAGTGGATAAAGCAAAGAATCCACTAACCGCAGCAGTAGGAAATGGATCTAAAGGTATTGTTCAGTATCAAGAACGACTCATTGAGAACAAATACGGAAAGTTCCCCTGGTTGGAACTACAAGCAATCCAAGTTCTGGATCTTGTAGAATACAACAATGGGGAAACTGACGAGTTTGAAATGCTCGATGAAGATGCTGATGACATCGAATTTTAATTTAACAAAAAGGAGATAACAATGGTTGAAGAAGAAAACCAAAAACCTTTTATCACTATTGATGGTGTTCAAATATATGTTGAAGACTTACCTGAAGATGGTCAAGCTATCTTTGGTAGGATACAACGTCTGAACCAAAAGAAAGTTAATCTTGTTCTAGACTTGGAAGAAGTCAACGCAGGACTAGCTTCTTTTACTAACAGTATTGTTGGTATCGTCAATGCTGATGATGAAGAAGAAGGAACATCTGTTCCTGACATCGAAGAAACTGCAGCGTTTCCGACTGAAGAGGATTAAAATAAAAAGGCAGGAAGTGCCGACATTAAACTTCGGTAGGTGGTAGGCTTTGAGTTTTAAAAAAGGAGCAAAAAGAAATGGACACAGAATTTGTAGAATTACACAAGCCTTGTCCTGTTTGCAATAGTAGTGATGCGTGTTCTATTAACGAAGACGGATCAGCAAAATGTTTTAGTTGTGATGAATTTTTTCCTGACTATTACAGAACAACGGGAGAAGTAAAACCAATGACAACAGCAACAGTAACAAATATAAAAAGAAAAAATGTATTAGAAGTTCCTAAGAATGGAATCTTTACAAGGATAGAACACAGAAACATATCGCTAAGAGCAGTTAAAAAGTATGGAGTAAAAGTTGTTCAACATTTTAAAGGTGATCAAGTAGAGATAGGAGATCAAATCTTTCCTTACTACGCAGACAATCAATTAGTAGCCACAAAAATTAAATATACTAAAGATGGAACGGACAAAAACTTTAGGACAACTGGGTTTTTGAATGAAAGTGGACTGTTTGGCGAACAACTATTCAAGAGTGGTGGCAAGTATCTGACTATCGTAGAAGGAGAATACGATGCACTCGCTGCTTATGAAATGCTTGGATCTAAATGGGCAGTTGTTAGTATAAAGACAGGCGCACAAGGCGCTGTTCGTGATGTGAAAGATAGCCTAGAGTTTGTAGAAAGCTTTGACAATGTAGTTATCTGCTTTGATAGAGATAAGGCAGGTCAGAAAGCTGCGAAGAAAGTAGCAAGAATCCTAACTCCTGGAAAAGCAAAGATAATGCGTATACCTAATGGTTTCAAAGATGCCAATGATATGCTCATGGCAGGTGCAAAGAATGCATTTAACCAAACTTGGTGGGAATCCAAAACTTATACACCTTCAGGTGTTATCAATGTATCAGAACATAAACTTAAATTTCTCACAAGAGAAAAGAAGAAGAGTGTTCCTTATCCTTATGCAGGATTGAACAGAAAACTTTATGGTTTGAGAGAAGGGGAACTAGTCACACTCACAGGTGGCACAGGACTAGGTAAGTCTAGTGTCACTCGTGAACTAGAACATTGGCTTATAAAAGAAACAGACGACAATGTAGGTATCATATCCCTAGAAGAAGATCCTAACAGAACTATCAGTGGTATCTTATCTATAGAAGCTAATGCAAGATTGTATATTGACCAAGAACTAGAAAGGTTCTCGAAAGAAGAAATAGATAATTACTTTGACATTCTCTATAACGGAGAAAACGAGAACAGAGTATGGATACACGCACACTTTGGCACTAATTCTATCGAAGAAATCTTTTCTAAATTGAGATACATGATCGTTGGTTGTGATTGTAAGTGGATAGTTATAGACCATCTACATATGTTAGTAAGTGCTATAACTGAAGGCGATGAACGAAGAGCCATAGACAGAATTATGACAAAGCTCCGTAGCATTGTAGAAGAAACAGGTGCAGGACTCATTTTGGTTTCTCATCTACGCAGAGTAGTAGGCAACAAAGGACACGAAGACGGAATACAAGTTAATCTTTCTCACCTCAGAGGTAGCCAGTCAATAGCTCAACTAAGTGACTGCGTTTTAGGATTGGAACGAAACCAACAAGCAGATGATCCCGAAGAAGCCAACACCACAGTATTAAGAGTGTTGAAATCTAGATACACAGGTGATGTAGGTTTTGCTACTAAACTTCTTTATGATCGAGAGACAGGTAGATTATCAGAAGTCCAGCCCGAAGATTACGAAGATGATAATGACAGAAATGATTTAGAGTTTAACGAATATGCTTAGTTTAATATTTGACATAGAAACTGACGATCTAAAAGCTACCAAAGTTTGGTGCATTGTAGCTCAAGATACTGACACTGGTAAACTTTTCAGGTTTGCTCCTCACCAACTAGAGTCAGGTCTTGAGTTACTTCAATCAGCAGACAAACTAATAGGACATAACATACTAGGCTTTGATATTCCTGTTATCAAGAAACTTTTAGGAGTAGATTTAAGCAGTAAAAAAGTGGTAGATACTCTTGTCTTATCTCGTTTGTTTAATCCTTCACGAGAAGGAGGACACAGTTTGGCAAGGTGGGGATATAAATTAAAATACCCTAAAATTAATTTTAAAGAGTTTACAAGCTATTCACCTGAAATGATAAACTATTGTGCTAGAGATGTTAATTTAAACTTGCTTGTTTTAAATGCTTTAAAGAAAGAAGCAAAAGGTTTTTCAAAAGAAAGTGTGAGGTTGGAACACTCTGTAAATTTATTAATGAAACAACAGGAGTTATCTGGTTTCTGTTTTGATAAACCTAAAGCTGAAAAATTACTTTCACAACTTTATAAAAGAATGTATGAAGCAGAGGGAGAAGTCCATAAAGTATTTAAACCTAAATGGATAGATGATAAATTAGTAGCTCCTTATGTTAAGAAAGACGGCTCGTTATCTAAACGAGGGATGACAGATAAGGAATACGACCAGGTATTTCTTGAAATTATTCTTAAAAAAGGTGTGAACGGAATACAGGAAGAAGATTTTGAAGTTCCTAAACCTAAACCATTCATGAGAAAGAAACTTCAAGAGTTTAACTTAGGTTCAAGAAAACAAATAGGTGAGTATTTACAAGACTTTGGTTGGAAACCTAAAAAGTTTACACCTACTGGTCAACCTGTAGTTGATGAGAAGATATTAAAAAAGATTAAGAACATACCTGAAGCTCAACTCATAGCAGAGTATCTACTTTTGCAAAAAAGAGTTGCACAGATCGAGTCTTGGGTAGAAGCTGTTGAAGATGATGGAAGAGTGCATGGATTTGTGATACCTAACGGAACTATTACAGGTCGTATGGCGCATAGGAAACCTAACATGGCACAAGTTCCATCAATTAAGAGTCCTTATGGTAAAGAATGCAGAGAATGCTGGAACACACCTAAAGGATATAAATTAATAGGTATTGATGCAAGTGGATTAGAACTTAGAATGCTTGCTCACTACATGAAAGACGAGGACTTTACAAATGAGATCATTAATGGAGACATACACACCTATAATCAAAAAATTGCACGACTTCAATCAAGAGATCAGGCGAAAACTTTCATCTATGCACTCATCTACGGAGCAGCAAATAAAAGACTCGGAGCGGTGGTTGGTGGAAGCGAAAGCGATGGTAAAAGAATTAGAGAATATTTCTTTGCTGATCAGCCTGCATTTAAAAGACTACGAAATAGAGTTACAAAAGCAGCAGCGAAAGGCTACGTCAAAGGTCTTGATGGAAGACGTATCCTTATAAGGAAAGTTCATTCTTCTTTAAACAGTTTACTTCAAGGTGGTGGTGCTATAGCCATGAAGAGAGCGTTAATTATTCTAAACAAAGAAGCTAACACAAGAAACCTGGATTTCAAGTTTGTTGCTAACATACACGATGAGTGGCAAATAGAAGTTCACGAATCCCATGCTGAATATATTGGAAGACTTGGTGTAGAAGCTATTAAGGAAGCAGGAAAATATT